TTTATTTTGAATTATTTTAGTGCAATTCTAATTCGACCTGTTCGCCAGGTGCAGGAATATTGAAACCAAACCACTCGCCACAGAACACATTTAACCTATCTATCAGCTCGCAAAACTCACTCTTAGATAGTGTTGTAGTTGATTGTGGCACTCGCTTGATTTCGCCTGTCTTTTCGTTAATAATTTCTTTGAAGTTAAACTCCGATTTGATAAATTCATGAGCTGATTCCAATGTAAAGGTGTTGCCTAAATCCTCAAATCCTTGTCTCATTAGTGGAAGCACTACTGCATGATAATAGGCATTCTGCTCCAAGCTCCTGATGGCTTTCTTCTTCTCAAATGTAACGGTAAACTCAGCACAATTTAATGACTGGCAGAACTTAGTCGCTTCCTTTGAATTTCGGAGCTTCAGCATTCCATCTTCAATATAGGCAGTTGATTTATACTTCATTTGATAGCATCGTTTAAGCAATCAACAGCAAATTCAATCTTCTTCAATAGTGCCTTAATAAACTCCTCATCAAGTGGAATCTCAATGATGGCTATCTTGTTAAACTCATCTTTAAATCGTGGATCAAAGGAAACGAATCTTGCTTGTTTGAGGGATGTACACCACATTCCATACTGCACTTGTGGATAATAATCCTTGTATTGCTTTTTGAATGCATCAATTTTTCCATCTTTCATTCGTGATATAGTCAAGTTTTTCAAGTGTACAGTTGAATTGAAAGGGCATTTATATTCAACATACCAATCGCCATGCAAGGCATCAGGACTTGCTCCAGCATTCAATGGAAAGTTAGGGCAAGGAAAGAATTTAGGATTCTCAATTCCAAAATATTCGATATCGGAATCTTGAATATCAAACATTGACTTGTACTTTTCATTGGCAATATACTCATGCTCAATGCCCCATGACATTGCTGATGTAGTGAAATTTAAAGGTCGTTCTTGGGTAAGTACTTCAACTATCTTTTCATCAATATAAGTTAGGGCAGTCTCGCCAAATTCTTGGTCCTTTGCCTTGCCACCGACAAGCAACTTCCAAATGGAAGATGCTGTAAATTTGCCGAATCGTTCAGGTGCTGTGTTAGTTGGTTGCATTCTTTAAGGCTTTTTCTACGTCAGCAGATAGTGAGTAATGTTGTTTGATTGTAGTTAGTGTAATAGCTCCTTCAAGCAGTTTAGAATAGCAGTTGTTGTAATCCTTCGTTTCAAACATTAAAGGCTTCTTACCAGTCTCTTTTGGTGCTTCCTTAGTCGTTTGCTCTCCACTTGCATCTGTGTCTTTGTCAGTTACAAGTCCTAAGATTGATGATAAAGCATATCTACGAATGTAAGTTATGGCTGATCCAAGTACCTGAAAGTCGTTCATGCCTTTAAGTTGGACTCCTTGAGGGATGTCTGTATTGCTTTCAATCTGCTCAGCTGAGTCAATGTGAAATACAATAGTCTTTACTTGCATTCCATTTATCAGTTGGGTAAATCCTAATCCATGCTTTTTGAGCAGTGGATTGATAGTTGAGAATACAGCAGGAAGATCAGCATATTTGTAACCGTATGCTTGAGTGTCTTTAAGAATAACAGGTACTTCATTTTGGAAGTTGGCTAATGCTTTAAATAAGTTTTTCATTTTTATTGTTTTTTTAGTGTTAATTAATCCCAGTTACTTTGTCTATCATCTTCAAAAGCAGCAATGCCACGTTCTTCTTCTTTGTCGGCAGCAGACATCTCCTGTTCTTCTTCTTCCTCCTCCTCATCTTCATCTTCTTCAATATCAATCGTCAAGGTATTCAACTTGTCAATCTGAGTAGCTAAGAAATCAGAAAGATTTAGCAATGCTTGTTCTTCAGATGTAATCTTAGGTGCTTGGAATAGATCAAGTATCTCATCTTCGATACCTTTAACCTTTTGTTTTTGCATCTGTAAATTGTACAGGTCAAGTGAATGATTGGTCATTTCAGCTGTTCTTTCATAACTGCAAAGTGTCTTAATGTTTAGCTCGTGAATGGCTAATAAGCTTCTTAATTTTGTCATTTTTTTTAATTTTTGTTTGTTAATGATATGCAAATATAAGTAGGTTAATTCAATATTCAAAATTTATTTTGAAGATAATTAAAGATTATTGCAAGTTATTGATTTATAATAGTGTTTATTTTAGTTTACTTTCTAAAAGCTCCAAATCAATCTGCTTCATGTAGATGATTTTCGCAAAATATCTAACATCGTTTTGATTGTAATCATCTGACATAATCAAAGCTATCTCCTTCATGATTGACTTGTTGATGGTGGCATCACTTTTATTGGAAGCTTCAGCCTTTCTCCTGAATAAATCAGTTTTAATCATTTCTTTAGCTTCTGCAAGATGCTTGACAGCTCCGTTTGTGATGTCAATATAGCCATTCTTGGCCAAGTAATCATATATTACTGGCAATGATGCATCGTGTAGGTTATTGCTTGTTAGTGTGGGTATAATAGTGTTTTTGAATATCTCATCCTTAGCTGAGTCGGTAAGGTCAGGCAGTTCATCCTTTGGATTAAACTTTGCCTTATCGTAAGTTTTCTTGTAATCAGACTTTAAGTAGAATTGAATCCATGAATGGATCGTGGCTACATTAAGTCCAAAAAACTCGCATAGCTTCTTCCTTGCACCTAAGTTTACTATGTTTAACAGCTCGGTAAAGTCTAAGTTCTTATACTGCTGGCAGTCATGCTCCATCGTATCTATGATGAATAATACATCATCTTGAGTAGAATTTTTGTCTCCTGTAATCTGAAATGCTTTAGCTATTTCGATTGAAAATTGTTTTTTATTGTATAGCATCTTGTTTATTTTCTCTTTCGTTTAAAGTTTGTAATACTGAATCTAATACTGATAAGTTCTTTTTTAGTTTGCTTTGTGGCTCTGCCTGTTTAAATTTGTCTGTTTTGCTCCAGGTAGCTAATCTCCTTTTTATATCAAAAAACTTTTGAGCTTCCATTCTAAACTTTAATCCATCCTTACTATTTTCGGTCCAATAGTTATAAAATTCTCTCAATGTATCTTTGCCATATTCATCTAAGAAAGGGATGAGCTTGTCTCTAAATTGGAGCTTTCGGTTATCAACATCATTTTTGCCGACCGGAAAGAATGTATTTTCTTTTTTAGCTATTAAGGATTGATTATTATCTTCTAAATCTTGAGGGTGTAAATTTTCGTTAGAAAATTCTGCATCTGTACTCTTGTTAATTTGTGTATTTGTATTATTGTATATTTGTTTATCTATACTCACAATGCTTTGGTGTGTGCTTTCACATTGCTTTACTATGTGCTTTGATGTGTGCTTTATAAGTGCTTTATCAAGTGCTTTGTCATGTGCTTTGTAATTTTCTTTCAAAGCAATTATGTTACTTGAGTATTGATTTTTGGAATATTCAATGACAGTAAAGAAGTTATACTCAACTAATTCATCAAATGTTTTTTTATATACTGAGTAACTTTTTATGCCAGTAGCTTCCAATACCATAGAAGTAGGAAATCCAAACTTCTGCTTCCATCCAAGTCTATTGCAATGCTCAACTGCAAAGAAGTAGATAGCTATGTGGTTAGGTTTTATCTTCTCAGGATTCTCAAATGAGAAGTTAAAGAAGTTTCTGCTTAGATCGTATATGTTCATGTTCCTAATAAAAAGAGAAATCCCCGTTTCATGTTTGACTCTCACCTCAAACAATCCACAGGGATTATGTTTTTAAAGTCGTTTAGCGTGAGAGATTGACTTAACTATGCAAAAATAATCAATTTATCTGAATTTACAAATTTAATTTAGCAATTCTCGTGGAAATCGTTGAAGTCGCTGAATCCAATGGATTGCTTGACTTGTTCTATCTTAAATTGAAAAGGATATATTAAACTGAATTTATTGATGGCATTTGAGACACTTTCTATTGAATCATAAGCACCAGCATCTTTAATATTTCGATGTGATCCACTATAATTGCTAAAGTAAAACTTCTCTCCTGCTACATTGTAATAAAAAATAACATACTTCTTAGGCTTGATGACATTGAGTAGGTCTCCCATTGTCTTGTCATTGTTGCTGGCAAGCTCATCTTTGATTTGTCTGATAAGTATCTTTACATTTTGCTCCCTATCAGCTGAAAGCACTCCATCTATGTGGGTTAATATCTGATCTAATTTTTTAACGATTGACATTTTTATTGATTTTTAGTTGTTATTTATAAGTTACTGTTGTAAACCATCTGTTACTTTTTGTCAAATAATCAATTTTTATCTTAAATTCATCATTTACATAACAGCCTAATTCATATTCTACATATCCTTTGCTCAAAAATACTTGTATCAATTCGCTAATGATTACTTCTTTAAACACTACTGTTGATCTCCAGCATATATTATTTGAATTTAGGTCATATGTCTGATAATCTTCATTCTCATTAAAAAACCATAAATAAGTCATTCCATCATCTCTTACTGATAAAGTTGTTTCAATTCCTTTGTTTTTGAATCGGCTTTGAATCTCTGTTTTAGACAATCCAAGATAGTTTTGGCTTTTTGCTTGATAACTTATAGCAAGAAGCATAATAGTGCATAATGCAATGTTTAATAATTGTTTTTTCATAATGTTTTTTATTGATTTTATGATTAATAATTTATTAGTCCCATTTGTCTTTTTGCTTCCAGCACTCTCGCCAGGTGGTCGTAGTGTGTTCTTGGTCGGCTGATGTAGTCAAGCTCATGAATAATAGCTTTGTGAGTAGCCTTAAATCGTTCCTTTAGGCTTCTGCTTGCCTTAGGTGGTAAGTAGTTAGTTTTCATTCGCTGAGTAGATTCAGGTGGATTGATAAATGTAATGTAATTCATAATATATTATTTTGTTGGTTTAAAAATTGGAGTTTTAAGGATGCTCCACCCCTTGTTTTTTTTCTTTATTTGTAAGTATGGAAGTAAAGTATTTCAGAATGTTTAATTTGTTTACCGCCCTCCATTGGTTTACCATACATCCAATGGTCTGCTCTATCTGGTGCTATATACATAATCTTTGGCTCATAGCCTAATTCCATCGGTATCAATTTGTAAAGGTAGAACTCTACTAAATCTGACTTTAACAACTCCATTTCGTGGTTTACTCCGTGTACTGAAATGCAATATTTTTTCATTTTTATTAAATTTTACCCATTGCTGAACTGCTTTGGTAACACGAAGATAAATCAATTAAGATTGATATTCCAAATTTATTTTGAAGATAATTAAATCAATGTTGTAAGTGATTGATAATTAAAGCAATAAAATGAGTTAATTTTAATAGTGGGTGGGTTTAGTGGGGTACCCACTATTTGATTTAAAAATTAATTTTGATACTAAATATAAATAAACTATCTTTGATAAATGAAATTCCATTGTGAATTAATTAAGATCATTACTTCCGACTATTCAGCTTTTTGCAGGGTATATAGCTTTAACGACTTAGGAAGCATAAGACAAGTGATGAGCTTTAAGGTATCGGCATTTGATAGTGAGAAGTCCAAGATAGTGGCACAAGGGATTGAATTTGCAGTTTGTGAGATAAAAGAAAATAAGCTATTTATAAGAAACTTATTTGAAACGGAAGTGATTATTAAGTTAGACTCTGCCAGGACCACATCATTCAACAGCCATTTATCTGAGGAGAAGGATGTAAGAGCAAAGACAAGCATCTTGATAAAGGGAACATTGGATGCAGGTCAAGAGTTTATCATCAACATAGAGAATCGAAAATTAAAAGGAATCATTAAATAAACGAAAAACAAACAAACGATGTCAGAAAAAGTATTTGCCAAAGGATTATATGCTAAAGCCAAGAATGAAAAAGCTCCAGCATTTGTTAAAGGTAGCCTATCAATCAAAGTAGAAGATTTTATCGTGTTCTTGAATGAGCATAAAAACGAGCAAGGGTATGTTAATTTGGACCTATTAGAGAATAAAACTGATCCAAGCAAGTGGAATGCCACCATCAACGATTTTAAGCCTGACAATAGCAAGAAAGAAGATTATCCATTCTAAATAATATACAATGCCGTTAAAATTAGGTTACAGCGATAAAACGATCGCCAAGAACATCAAGACTGAATTAAAAAGTAATAAGCCACAAGCTCAAGCAGTAGCCATTGCATTAAGTGTAGCAGCGAAAGCTAAAAAGAAAGCCGGTAAGAAGTAATTTAAAAGAAAAAACAAATGAATCATTACTTAATATTCCTTGACTTAGGAGGTAATAAGGTCCAATTTGAAGTAAAGGCAGACAATGAGCTTCATGCCAAGAAGATAATCAAGCAGTCATTAAAGTTTGACAAGATACTCAAGTGTGAAGCTGGCACATTGCAACGATTTGCTGAAATGAAAAACAAACAGGATGCAGAAACCGAATAACCACACAGCACATGACTGCTTCATCTCAATAAGCAATTTAATATTAGCGACTCGTAAGTATGGCGAGCCACAACAAGTCAATGCACATCAAGATAAAATTGATTTAGTGTTTAACTGTGAGACTACTTTAAAGCTATTCAAGGACAAGTATAGCGAGATAATAAATAACATCAATGGCTAAGCCTAACAAAGAAAGCATCATAACTGATATACTAATTGAGTTGAATGGAGTTAATAATCAACGTGGAGAGGTCTTGGCAAAGGTTGGCAACAAATGGCAATTAAGCGAAAGGACCTTTGATAGGATATGGAAAGATGCTAATTCAAGGCATGAGATAATCCAATTTGAGCAACAAAACAAGTTAGCTGAACAATCTACTGCTATAAATAAAAAGCTTGTTATAGCGACTAATATCACTAAAGAAAGCCTACTGCTCGAATTAGAAGAAGTTAAGGAGTTGGCAAAAGTACCTGATAATGCTGGTCGAATAAACACTCAAGCAGTCATCAAGGCTATTGAGGTCCAGGCCAAGATGCTCGGATTGAATGAAGCACAGAAGCAGGAGCTTATCATCAATAAAGGATTCTACTTTGATTTAGAAAAGGATGGAGAATGAGAAACCAAAAATACCTCGTAAGTTCTATTCAAAAGCATTCATTCCTGTATTAGAAAGCAAACAGAGATATCTTGTTTGTTATGGGAGCAGAGGAAGCTCCAAGACTTTCCACATCATCCTCAAGCTATTAATAGAATCATTTGCACCTAAGCACAGGGCGATTTACTATTGCAGAAAGAATCACGAGACAATACGTTCAACTACATTCAAAGACATCTGCTTTGCCATTAAGATGTTTGGCATGAAGCACTACTTTGAGTATTCAGAGGTAGCCAATTCATCAATGGTGTTCACTAATAAGATAACAGGACATAAGATTATGCCTTATGGATTAGTAGAAGCTGAAAAGACTAAGGGTATAAGTCAAGCTACTCATGTGTTTGTTGATGAGATAACCGAATGCTCCAAAGAGTCTATTGATATGATTGACTCGGTGCTAAGGACTCCACAAGCTGAATACCTACAATTCATTTGTGCCTTTAATCCAGTGGATGAAAATAACTTTATAAGGTCCTACTTTTTTAGTCCTGATGACATAAGCAAGCCACGAGCTGATTATGGAGATGACCTACTCATCCATCACTCTACTTTAAATGATAATGAATACATTGATAAGGAAGCCTATGAGATAAGTTTAAGGAGAAAGTATGAGCATAATCAAAACTTATTAGACATCAATCTATATGGTAAGTGGGGCAGAGCTGAGGTTGATAAGCCATACATCACTAACTTTGACAAGAATAAACACGTTGGCAATTTTGACTTTGACAAGTCGGACATCTTACTTTCATTTGACTTTAACGTGGATCCAATGACTTGTGTTGCATCACAGATTAGAGCTGGAGTAGTTTACTTTATTGAGGAGTATAGGCTAAGGAATAGCGACATATGGCAACTTTGTGCTGAGATAAGGAGCAAGCTACCAAAGTCAAACTATGTGATTGTAACAGGAGATAGCACCGGTAAGAATCGCCAAGCCATCAGTAAAGGTGGGTTGAATTATTATCATGTCATCAAAGATGAGTTAAATCTTCACGATAGGGCATTCACTATACCTGGCATGAATCACTCCAATCATAATAGCCGAGAGATAATGAATCGTGCATTCCACTTTAACAAGTGCTTTATCAATGAGTCTATGCCTTATCTAATCAAGGACTTAATCTATTGTGAAGCAGATATGCATGGTAACTTAATCAAAAAGAGTAGTGGCGAGGGTAAGGAGTTGTCGCATTTATTAGACGCTTTCAAATATTCATTAGTAAATATTTATCGGACTAAGTTAGATTTATAGTGTAATTCAATAATTTATGAATAACTTTGTATGAGTTACAATTCATTAAGTCAATCTGACATCACTAATGCTTAATTTATCATTCAAATGAAGTCAAAATTTAGCCATTTAGACGAACAAATTAGGGACTTAATTATAGCCAATCCATCATTCCACGACTCATATACCAAGTTATCCAAGATACTTTTAAACACTGAAGATAGTTCCGATGATAATCTTGATATCAATGCCTTGAAGATTTACATCATGAGGAATAAAAAGAGGATATTAGACTTGCATGAGGGCATCTTAAATGCTTGCGAGCTTACAGATGTGCCATTGACATCAGCTAAAAATATATGGATTAAGACCAAGCCAACAGATACTACTCCAGGAGTGAGTGCCTTTGTTGTGAATCCTGACTTTGTGCCTAATGAGATAGTAAAGGTAAGTGAGCTTAAAGCAGACTTGATTAAGGACCTACAAGCTTTCATTCCTAAGTTTCCAAAGCTCAAGAGGGTAGTGGATAAGAATAGCTACTTATTAGTTTTAGATCCTGCAGACATCCACATTGGCAAGTTGTGTACAGCATTCGAGACTGGCGAAGATTACAACAATCAGATAGCAGTCAAGAGGGCATTAGAAGGAGTTGATGGCATCTTGCAAAAGGTATCATCCTTTGCCATTGATAAGATTTTGTTTATCGGTGGTAACGATATTCTCCATGTGGATAATCCAAAGAGAATGACTACATCAGGCACTCCTCAAGATACTGATGGAATGTGGTATGATAACTTTCTAATCGCTAAACAGCTTTACATTGACATCTTATTAAAGTTGATAACGGTTGCTGATGTTCACTTCACTTTCAATCCAAGCAATCACGATTATACTAATGGCTTTTTTTTAGCTGATGTTATAAAGACTTACTTTAAGGATTGCAAGAACATCACATTTGATTGTTCAATAGCACATCGGAAGGGATTTAAGTATCATAATAACTTGATAGGCACTACTCATGGCGATGGTGCTAAGTTAGCTGACTTACCTTTATTGATGGCTCAGGAGTTCAGTCAAGAATGGGCCAGCACCAAGCACAGATATGTCTATACACATCACGTTCATCATAAGACTGCTAAGGACTTTATCGGCATAACTGTTGAGAGCTTGAGGAGTCCATCAGGCACAGATAGCTGGCATCATCGTAACGGCTATTTAAGTATCAAAGCTATTGAGGGTTTTTTACATTGCAAGAATAATGGGCAAATAGCTCGAATAACTAATATATTTTAATCATGTCAGAAAAAGAAGCACCAATAATAGATGATGAAGATGATGATGACTTGGATTTTGAGGTTGAGTTTACCACTCGTGAGGAATACTTTACTTCCTGCTCTACTCTTATTCAGATAGCCGACATGATTAATCCAATGACATCTGAGGAAAGTATTTTAAAAAAGAATATACTAAGAAGATGCTACAAGATAATTGATGTGATGTCTGCAGAGATGTATGATGAGCTGTTTGAGGATAGAGAGGAGCTTGAATCTTAATTATACTAAATGGTATTATACTAATCAGTATAAAATTACTATATTTCAATTCATAAATAATAATAATGGCAACAGAAAATATAATATTTAAGGTCCTTTTTGACACAACAGATGCTACTAAGCAAGTCGCTTCATTGGATGGAGTGATGGAGAATGCCACCAAGCAAGTTGATGAGTTCACTAAGAATGTCAAAGGTGGAGCTGAAGGATTGAGTAACCTGGCGAAAGCAAAAAAGACATTCAACGACATCTCAATAGCTGAATCTACTAACGAGATTAAAGAGCTTAGTTCTGAGTTATCCAATGCTACTGCTAAGGAAAAGGACTTTGGCAAGGCAGGAAAAGAGACTGTTGATGCTTATAAAAAAGGTAAGATTGACCAAGTGCAAGCTACTAAACAGCTTGGAGATGCTATTGATAAAGGGGTAG